GACTACAACCTCGCTCCGGGCAATGCCGCGCTAGATGGCTGGCCCTACACGCAGATTGACGTCTCGGTCACCTATCCGAAGAACTTCCCGAAGCAGGTGTATCGAGGTGTAAGGGTTATTGGTGTGTTCGGTTGGCCCGCCGTACCAAGCGCCGTCAAGCAGGCAGCGATCATCCAGGCTGGTGCCGTGTGGTTTTCCCGATCAGCCCCCGCAGGTGTGGTTGCCTCACAAGACCTCGGTGGCGTGATTCGTATGGCTCGCGCCCTGCACCCAGAGGCGCAGGTATTGCTTGAGTCCTTCCGCAAGCGCGCGGGTCTGGTTCGATGAACGATGCGACGATTCTTGCTGGGCTCGCTGCTCACATAACCGCCGCTACTCCGCCGACCGGCTACGCCCTTCGACGGGTGCACACCTATCCACCAGACAGCCTTGCGGTACTGCCAGCGTGCGTCATCGTTCCTGGAGACGATTCGATTACCTATGGAGCATCGGTTCGCAATGTGACCTTGACGCTGAACGCCACCCTCTACATTCTCCCGCTCGCAGATACGGCCCGAAAGTACGCCGATCTGATGGTTTGGCGCACCTGGTTGCGAGACATCCTCATTGACGGTGTGACCCTGGACGGAACCTCAACGGTCGCCCAGGCGAGCGTGACGAACACCAGCATCGGCACGGATACCTATGCCGATCAAGACTTGCTTACGATTAGTGCCACCATTGAGGTCGCCGTTGTAGAGGCAATCGCCACGAGCGCGTAGAATCCAACCCGAGCGGCAATCGCCGCAACAGCAAGGAGTAAGTAATGCCAGCAGCAAGCGCAGGAAACGTCCTATTCAGCAAGTTGGTTGCCTTCAAGGAGGCTACCGCTGGAACCGTTCCAACCCTTACCTCGGGTGGACGCAAGTTGCTCGTGACCCCAACGGGGACGATTACCAACGGGACGACCATTGAACTTGGCGCCGAGCGCAGCCTCGCCCTTCGCAATCCTCTCCTTGCAAACACCGGCACCATCGTTTCGGTGGAGCCGACGATCTCTGCAACCGTCCCAGCCGTAAGCGTTGGCGAGTTCCCAATCTGGCTTTCGATGACCCGCGGCACCGCGGCGTCGGGAACCGCTGCACCATACTCGTGGGACTTCGACTATTCGATGACCGCTGCAAACAGTCCTCAGTCCTACACGCTCGTAGCGACCGATGGCATTCAGCAATACGCCGTTCCATACTGCCTCGCCGAGTCCATCACCATTGCGGCGGATCGCTCAGGGCTTACGAGTCTCAGCGCGAATCTCTTCGCGCAGGCGGTCAATAAGAACAGCGCAACCCTTGCCGAGACAGTCCCGACCTCGCCGTTTATGGCTGGGCGTTTGTGGACTGCCTACCAGAGCGGCACGGCCTTCCCTGGTACCACGGGCGGTACTGCCTACAACTACCTGCTCGACTTCTCGCTGGACTTCAACGCTGGCATCACCAAGCAGGCGTACCTCAACGGCACGGCAAACTTCAGCACGCACGCCGAGAGCGCGCCATTCACGGGCACGCTCACATTGACGGCTTCCTCGAACGCCGCAGCCGTGACGACCTGGTATGACGCCTACCAAGCAGCGACGCCGGTCGGCGTGCGACTGACCTGGACGAACGGCACCTACACCGTGCACATCCTCACCTACATCGTCCCAACCGAGGTCCAGCAAATGGCTGGTGCCGAGGATGGCTTGACGACGATGGCGGTGACGGGCACGTTGGTCAGTGATCCAAACAGTCCGTATCGAACACTGCGTATTGTGGCAACGAGCGATCTCGCAACGCTGCCGTAAGTTCTGAATAAGGAGGATGGATGAGCCAGAGCAAGCCGCAAACTCGCACGGTTGAAATCAAACTTGACGCGCCGTATGAAGGTTGGGTGGCAACGATGCGCGCCGACGGGATTAGCGCGCGCGTATTCATTGACCTACAGAGCAACGACGTGGGCAAGCAACTCGAGGCGATGGCCCGCATCATCGTTTCGCACAACTTCTTGGATGAAGCAGGCGAGCCCGCTAACTCTGTCCTCGATGCACCGATGGACGCGATCTCCAATGCGATTACCAAGTGGGGCGACGCAGTAACAGCACTCCCCCCTCGGTAAGGCTCGACGCCCAGCGGCTGGCGGCGGGTCGGTCCATCGTGCCGCACCCGCTCATCTCGGCGCACCTTATCGGCAAAGAGTTTGGCATTCCTCCGCACGAGGTGCTTGAGTGGGATGCAGGTGACTTTGCTCGAACCATTATGCTGATGGGCGACCTTATACCGAAGGAGCCGAACCGCCGTGGCTGATGCAAATGGAATCCAACTGACGATCAAGGTGGACCCGAACTTTCGCGCCCTTGAACTTGGATTCCTCAACGGGTCAAATCCCGCTGCCTACAAGCGACTGATGAGTTTCGCCTCAGTCAATGCCGCCCGCACGTTCGCCAAGCCGATCAAGGCGCTCGCCCCCAGGGGCATCTCAGGCAACCTAATGAAGGGCGTGAAGGCGAAGTCAGGTCGATACAACAAGCCGTCGGGCGTTGTCGGTCCGCTCTTTGCTGGACGTGGCAGCAAGAAGAATCCGTGGTACCGCTGGTTTGTCACGTCTGGTACGGGCGGAACTCGTAAGACCAAGAACGGAACCTTCTATGTCAAGGCAATCAAGGCGAACGGATTCGTCACACGAGCCGTTGAAGACCCTGCTAACCAGCAACGCGCAGCCGACGCATTTTATAAAACCATTGAGGCGTTCTACAATGACAAGGTATTCAAGGGCAAGATCCTCCAGTTCCGCCGGGGCGGTCAACTAAAGGGTATGGGCGTGAGTGCTAAGGACTTCTTCGGCGCAGTTGGAAAGGCGGCTGGACTCTAATGGCTAATGCAACTGGTGCAGCAACGTTCGCCATCGTCGCTAAGGATGCGGCCTCTAGCGTTATGGGCAAGATTGGCAAGTCGATGGGTAGCCTTCAGAACACCGCAAAGAAGATGTTTGCTGGCATCGTCGCTGGTGCTGCACTTGCCGCTGGAGCCCTCGCTGCATTCACCGTTTCTGCGATCAAGTCAGCAATCCAAGATGAAGCCTCTACTGCAAAACTAAACGCGGCGCTAAAGGCGCGCGGGTTTGCAACGAAGGCGGTTCTTGCACAAGTTGAGAAGCAGATCAAATCTGGTCAGAAACTTGCCTATAGCGACGATGAGGTGCGCGCTTCTGTTGAAGCAAGCACTCGTTTCACGAAAAAGTATTCAGTTGCGACCAAGATTCAGACAGTTGCAATGGATGTCGCTCGTGCGACGCATACGTCACTTGCAGATGCAACGATCGCAGTTGGTAAGGCGTATCAAGGAAACGGTTCACGCCTTCTAAAAACTCTCGGTATTGAAGGAAAAGCGATCAAGGGTCAGGCGGCTCTAAATGCCATTATGGGAAAGAGCAAGGGAGCCGCCGCCGCATACGCCGATACTGTTGAGGGATCATTCGCTATTCTTTCAGATAGTGCTTCCGAACTCAAGGAACAGTTCGGTAAAGCATTCCTCCCAGCCGTCGGCAAACTCTTCAAGGGACTCGCTCCATACCTTGATAGGTTTGCTGCATTCTTGAGCACGCAGACACCGAAGATTCAAGCGTTTGCGGATGTTCTTGTGACCAAGATTCTTGACAAACTTCCAATGCTGATGTCGCAGTTTGAGCAGGAGTTCCCGAAGGCCGTCGCTGGAATCGGCAAGTTTGTCGATAAGATTAGCCAGATCGGTCAGGGCGCGGATTCACTACTTGGACCAGGCGGCTCAATCACCCTGCTCATCTCAGGGATTGGCGCTGCGTTCGGTGGACTCAAGGGCGTTATCGCAACAAACCTGCTCAAGAACGGGATGGACCCATTCACCGCGCTAATCGTCGCAAACATTGCCGCAACGGTTCCCGCCGCGCTTGCAAGCGCCATCACGAGTCAGATCGTCGCTGGTGCCATTGCTAAGTTTGGTGTTGCCACTGCTGCCGCTGCTGCTGGCTCTGGTGTTGCTGGTGCGGCTGGAGCCGCCGCTGCTGCCGGAGCAGGCGGAGCAGCAGTAGTTGGTGGTGTTGGCGCGGCTACGGCTGCGGCTGCGGTCGCACTCCCATTCGCACTTGCACTTGGACTGAAGGCGCTCGGAGTCAATAAACTCGCAGTCTCAGGCGTGCCTTCATCGTGGGGATCAAATGGCCCAATGAGTTCACCAAGTTATACGGGCGTGCAGTTCAATGCTTACCTAGATGGCAAGCAGATCGCATCCTCAATCAGTAAGCCTACTGCAAGCAACGTTCGGGCAAATACAGGTACTCGCACCGGAGGACGCTAAGTGGCAACCGCGCCGTATCAACTCTGGGTTGACATTGCGCCGATCTCCAGTGCAGTCCGAGTCGCCTCTACCGTTACGGTAACCACCGCCTCCTCGCACGCGGTCACCACGGGTGCCTACATCCAAATGCTCGGGACGACTGGCACGGCTGGAACCTCAATGAACGGCGTGTATCAGGTCACGGTGACATCGGGAACTACCTTC